CAAGCATCTTACGTAATTCTTGTAAAAATCCAACAGCTGCCTTACATCCCTCAACACCATAGTTGAGCATCTCATCTTCCAAGTGTTCTAAGTGTTTTAGTTGTGTTACGTTAGCCATTATGATGATACCTTTAAGAATGGTGCTGACTTATCTGTTCTAGAAGCAGCATACTGATACAATCTACTTGAAACTTCATTTCTTTCAGCACTATTCCCATTCATTACAATATCAATTACCTCCAACCCAAGAAATTTAGAGAATTTCCACTGATGTTTTTTAGCACGATCTTTATTATCTGCACTCTGAACTCTCTCCATAGTAAGAACTTCTGATAACCTTGTTTTACTAGTATTTCTATGCTTATAAAGGTTTCCTCTATCACCCATCAATAAAACTCCTTGATTTCTATCAGCAAGATCAAAAATCATTTTGTCTAAAGTGTTTCCATGTGCTGCTCTTTTAGCACTATCAACATCATGGTTTCTAAAACAACCATTACCTTCACCATATACAGCTTCAAGAATCTTATCTAAAACACCACCACCAACTCTTCCTCCTTTAGCACCATCACCGAAGGAACTTCCACCCGTAATTTCTCCTTGCCAAGTATTACCTTTACCACTACTATCTCTCATCTGCATTTTAAATCCTTGACCATCAAAATAAGTATCAATAGAACCAAACATACTATTAGCACCACAAGAAACAAAAGATTTACGTGGTCTCGCTTCACCCATGTTAGTTCTTTCTATCCTTGCTGTACTCGCTGTGACTTTCTTTAAAGATACACCAATTAATTTTTTTTGATTTACTAAGTCCATCAACAAACTATTCCAACCTGCAAAATATTCTTCAAATGTTGTTAAAGGTGATGATATAGAACAGTCACATAACCATATATCTGCTGGAGTCCACTTATTAATATCAGCAAAAGGTTTTTCCTCGTTATCATTTACAACTTTCCAGTGATCATTAATCGCTTTAACAAACTTATTACCATGATACCAATGGAAACCAGTATTTCTATACCTTACATCAGCATATAATGCATTAGCGGTACGAATACTAGACTTCATCCAGTCATCATTCTCCATCAAATACTCATGAATATCCTCCATACTTTCTTTAGTTTCAACATGATTACGAACACTCTTAAAATCTTCTAAAGTGCATCTATAATCATCTTGTATGGGTCTATTCAAACTATATCTAAAAGCACCAACCCAACAGGCAGCACCTTCAAACAAATCAGTGTTCTCTGCACCCGCACCAGAACCACCTGTACTACCAAACTCAGTTGTTTTTACTAAACCAGTAGGAGCAATCTTATATTCTTTAGTATCATTACCAGATACTTTTAATGCAGTTAATATCTTACCCTCGTTACCTCTCTTTTGATACCTTTTAGCAAAAGAATCTCCACTACCAATAGGATCATCAAAATCAAGTTTACCATTAACACAATCTCTCATGTCATTCAATACATCAGTAGAACATGTAATGACAGCGTTAGGACCAGCAGCACCAGTAACAGGAACTGCTCTCCTTTGTTCTATAATATTAATAAGAGTAGCTAATCTCATTTGCCCATCACGAATATCACCGTATTCAGCAAATGACATATTGTTAGCCATACAACTAGACTATTACTTTCTGTATTTAGAGTCTAACGATCTCCTTTCGCTCTGACTTCAGACTTTTCTACAGAAAAACTACCACCAGGATATCTCTTCTCTAATTTTTTTACATTACCTTTGACGACCTCATCAAAATCTACACCTAATGCTATACAAGCATTAGCTACGTACCACATAACATCACCCAACTCAATAATAAGATGTTCTCTATTGTCGTCATTCCAAGGCTTACCTTGGAAGACCATCTTTTTAACGATCTCCAAAAACTCACCAGACTCAGCAGCAAGCCCAATGCCAGCAGTGGTAAGACGTTCAATGCAGGCACCTTGTCTGTCAAGTTCACCCATGCGATCAGCAAGAGAGACAAAATCTTTAGAACTATCGGATGTGACAGCATCTACAAAGTGTTCATATTTTTTAAAATCAATAGCCATAATTTATACATTCCATTCAGCAAATTTAGATAATCGGTCTTGTGTTTCAGAGAACTGTGGCATCCCTTCTTCCTCCTGTGTATCCATTACAGATGTACTATCAGCAACATCATAGAGTCTCATCTTCGCTCTGTCAATACCAATCATAAATTTTCTATTATTGGTAGGATCATTATATCTATTCTTCAATTGCTTGACTAATATACGACCCTGTGATTCTAGTTCTTCGGTAGAAATAAGAGCAAACATAAAGTCAGCAGTTGCAGGGAGACCGAAAGACTCACTTGTGTCAGTAAGATCAGGATCACTATTCCCAAAACCTGCACGAGTAGTTTGAGTAGCGGATATGATTGGAACATTATGTTCAACTGCGAGACCACGAAGTTCTTCTGCGATTGCTTTAACATATGTGTATGAATTTACTATAGCACCTTTATACCTAGCACTTGCACATATATTCAAGTAATCTATGAATATTATATCAGGTTTAAAATCTTTCTTCAAACTTAGATCAGATAGAAGTGCTTTAAAATGACCTGCATGTGCTGATGCAGTAGGATACTCTTTAATAATTAACTTACCTTGAGTCTTTCTAGATATCTCTTGTACTTTAGAGTTGTAAAGAACCTCTGGAAGTTCGGGTATATCTCTTATGTTGCAGTTGAGAAGATTTGCGTCAATTCGTTCAGCAATTTTTTCTTCTGCCATTTCACATGTAATGTATAATACGTTCCGTCCTTGCAACAAGATGGAGCTAGCCACGTGGCACATGAATAGAGACTTCCCGACACCTGTACCAGCAAGTGCGATGTTAAGAGTCTTGTTAGGGATACCACCTTTCGTGATATAATTAAACTTTTCAAGATCAAAGGCAATCTTTTCCTCTTTCTTGTGGTAGAACTCATATCTGTCTGTAGATTGTTCAATATAATCATGTCCTATATGTTCATCAAAGGAAACAGCAAGAGCATCTTGAAGGATACTAGGGATAGCACCCTTATCTAACTTACCATCTCCACCATCAGCAATCTTAATTGATTGCATTAACGCAAGATATATAGCACGATCCTGACACCACTTCTCTGTAGCATCTACAACCCAATCCTTGTCAACCCACTCATCATTATAGTTTTTGATATGCTCAAGACATTTTTGAAATGTCTCATCTGTCAGGTCACTACGATTTTGTAAATTGATATTAAGGACTTCTTTAGTCGGAACTTTATCATACTTGGTAGAAAAATCTTGAATTTCCTCAAAGATAATCTTTTCATGAAGTTCAATAAAATATTCTGCCTTGACAAATGGAACTACCTTACGATAATACTCCTCATCGTATAGTAAATTTCTAAGAATTGTTTCTTCAACTCTTTCAGTTGCCATAACTATATTCCGTCCTTGCTGCTTCTTCTAATTTTGCCATTACTTCGTCTGTGAAGTATTTCTCAGGATCACTGAGTATAGACTTAGGATAAACATTACTACCACCAATGGAGATACGGTTTCCCACCCTCTTAAAGATGTTGTACTTCTCACCCAATTCAATGAGTCCATAATATTTGTCCAATCCACGTTCGTCAAAGTATAATCTGGTAGCAACTTTAGAACCCTCCTTAGATAATCTAGATTTTTTTGCTTCACACTTAATAATGTTACCTACCAAGTCCGTACCCTCTTTCTCTTTTGATTTAGTTAAGAATACTATAGTAGATGCTGCATATTTTAGACCTGCACCACCTCCCATTTCTTTCATTGGCACATAAGATCCAATCACATCGTATGTGTGATTAGTAACTATCATAGGAATCTGTGCTTGTCCTAATTTTAAAGTCAAAATTCTAAAAGCACCCTTAATTAGTTGTGATTTAGTCATATCTCTGACTTGTTTGTCTGCTAATGCATCATCCATTTCTTTGGATGTACTCAGCATACCAAGAGAATCAAGAACAAACATCAATGGTTGACGTTGATCCTTTGGTTCTTTCATATACTTATCAACAATTCTCAATGCTTGAGTTCTAAACTCTTCTATTGTTGCAACAGGAAAGATTACCATGCGAGAGGAATCAATTCCTCTAGTTTCAATTATATCCTTACTGAGAGCAGATTCAGACTCAAAGTAAATAACCCCACCGTTGCTATTGTTATCAAGAAAGTTGCGTACAACACTAAGGGCAAAGAAAGTTTTTCCTGTTGAGGATTCTCCTGCCAATGCAGTGACTTTGTTGGATGGAATACCTCCAAA